ATATACGTAATTATACCATAAGTTCTTTACGCTTAGCTAGTCTCTTTTCTATCTCTTCCTTGCCCATCCACAGATCCTGGTCATTCATTACCTTCTTAATCTCAGCCGGTGTAAGGAACCCTTTGTACATCTCTTTGAACAATTTAGCTGTCTCTTTTTCAACGAAGGCTTGCTGACTTTTAATTTCTGAACCTTTTCCAGAAACAGACCCGCTATAGTTATGAACTAGGAATTCAATATACGGTGCAATCTCTACCTCATCAAACCCTAGCATCAGCATTGTTGCAGCACTGGCTACAAAGCCGCTTAGTTTACCTACTAGTTTAGCTTTACAGTTGACCATGCTGTCTAGTAACATTGTAGCTGTGCTAAGTACGCCACCAGGGGAGTTTAGGAACCATTCAATCGTGACAGTTTCATCAAGGTCTTGCATTAATTCTACCACATCTGCATAGTCTTGTGGAGCACCTATTTCATCCATCATGTACACTCTATATAGTTCCTCATTCACTTTAACTATTGGACACGGGGTATCCCATACTCTTTGGTACTCATTTTTCATTTTTGGCATTTCTATTAACATTTATTTTCCTTCAAATATGTTTTCTGCAAATTCTGCAAATTCTGATCTAACTACTTTATCTAAGCTAACTACATGTATATCTATTTGCTGTTCACTTGTAGCTGCATCTAATAGCACACTTAACCCATTCGTATACTTAGTCACGTAAGGATTATCTATTTGTTTATTACTACCTCCGACTATAATCTTACAGTTCTTACCAAATCTAGTTAACACTTTACGCATACTAGCTTTACTCATGTTCTGTGCTTCATCTAGTATTACCACTGCATCTTCGAACGTACGACCCCTCATCCCCAATCCTGTAAACATCTGTATGTCACAATCTTCAACTATCTTATCTACTGTTTGCTTCAGTCTCTCTTCTAGCTTCTTACCTCTCAGTTTAGTACCTATTCTCTGTTTAGCTATGTGCCCTAGTGCATCTAATGCTGGGTAGAAGTACATTGCATTTTTATCGTCTGCACTACCTTTCAAGAACCCTACTGCTTCCACATCCTCTACGTCATCCACACTGGCTCTAATGTACATAATGCTCTTGTACGGACTATTAGTTTTAATTAACTTAATAGCATTACTCAGTGCAACCAACGTCTTACCACTACCAGCAGGAGCTTCTACTATAACTAAGGGTATCGTATTGTCCTGTATAGCTCTACTCAAGAATAACTGTCCACTGTTTCTAGGTACTACTTCCTGTTTACGTAACTCTAGTTCACTTTCTTTACCTAGTACATTTATAATACCCCGTTTTACTGTAGCCAGCTTTACCTGCCCAGTAGATACATTTTCGAAGAGGTAGTTAAAGTTACCTACTATGTAGTCTACATCATATCTTTCTATTTGCTTGCCATGCATAGCTCTAAAGGCTTCATCATCGTCTACAGTAACACTCTTAGTAAACGCTACTTGTTTATCCTCTACCTCACGTAACTGTGTAGTCTCTAATCCCAATGACTGTGCTCTAATACCGCATGCTATATCATTAGTCATAAATACTACTTTCTCATCTGAGTGTACTACGCCTTTGTACGCTAATGCACACTCTATTATCTTCCTGTCGTTAATCACATTCTTTTCCATACCTTCATAACTAGGGTATTTACTTAATGCTATAACAACCACACTCTTGTCTTTTAACTTATAATTTATAAACGTAGCATTACCTTTAGTAACTTGACTTACGTACTCAGCAGCAGTCATTAACCTACCAAATTCTCTTGCTTGGTATGCTAGCTCACCTAATCCGCTCTTCTTTGCATCTAGTTCATCTAACACTACTTCTGGAATGACCACTGTATCTACCATACCGCCTATTGTGTATATGTTATGTGCATCTAATAACGGAATGTTGCTATCGATAATGTATGTCATTATACTACCTCCATAACTAGCTGTTGTGTAGGGTCTTGTGGATGTACCACTAACGTTAAGTTATCTATCAGTATCTTGGTATTACTACCTTGTAGCTTACCTACTGTCTGTGCTTCTTTACTTAGCTGTTGTGCTGTAAACTGGTTACACACTACATACCTAGGGTTATCATCATTTTTAGTAGAGTACACTCTACGTAACTCTGCCATCTTCGTCATCAATGGGGCTATCGACTTTGGATTATCCATCTGGGTCCTTTTCTTTAGATAAGCAAGTTTATCTAATGTAGCCTTCAATTAACCTTAGAACGGCAGCTCATCTGTACCTTTAGCCGTACTTTTCTTACTATTAGCCATCTTATCTAACTCTACAGCCTCACGTATCTTTTCGTATCTACTTATGTCCATTTTAGTTTCACCTACTAGCAGTTCTCTATACTGAAAACTATCCATATACCTAACTAGCTCATCTATATCTACATCAGAGAACATCTCATCATATCCGTCGTACTTCTTATCTGATTTATATTTTAGTTCAGCTAGTAGCTTATGCAGGTGGTTTTCAACTATATACGGTATGAGGAACTTCTTAGCTTTAACTATCCTGCTCTTAGGTATGTATCTATATTGCATGAAGAAACTTCTTAGCACTTCCATCAATCGATCTGTTACTCTACTCATGGAATCGCTATTAACCATACCTACCTTATGTATCATAGTACCGTCATCTAACTCTATCTCGAATATGTACACTCTCCCATATGGACTAGTCTTAGTTACCTCACCTTCTATAGGTTTACGCTTAACTAGTGCCATAGTAGTTTATATGTAACTATTAGCGTAACTACATGTATTAGCTGATCTAACCCTATAACTATGAAGAAATTACGCACATTTCCTTTAGCCCATAGTCTAGAACTCCATCTAGATGTAAAGTAATCAACTATAGTATGTATTACCCCATTAACTAATGCATACACAGGATTTAATGTAAGTACTGCCATAACTAAGGTGTATGTACCTGTATGTACTAATAACCACTTATTGCTGCTAGACTTACCTTTAGCCATCTTATCTGTCTGCATTACGAAGTCTGCCACCCAGTGTACAAATATTATGTATATTATCACATAACTATCTATCATTGTTAATCTCCTCTACGTCTATTTAATTTAGCTTTCTTCTCAGTAACTAACTTATCTACAGTCTCTACCATTTTATTGAAACTAGTGTAGTCTGCACTGTATACCATAGCCGATGTGGCATTAGCTACTTCTGTACTGCCAGCATTATCGAAGAATAGAGCCATAAACTCATCACCACCTATTCTATATACTTCCCACAAACCATCTATTGCCTGTATGTCCATAGCTATCTGCCTAATAAGTGTATCACCAGCCTCATATCCTTGCTCTCTATTAACCTTATGTAGTCCAGTAGCGTCGTACATAACTAAGTAGAATGTTTGGTTCTGCATCTTAGCCCTAGTCTCAACTTCGAAGTCTCTACGCATCTTCATACCAGTAAGGTGGTCATACTTATACAACCTAACCATATTCTTGTATATCTCTAACTCTTCTTCACAAGTCATAGCTAACCTTTCTTATAAACTATTGTACCACATTTAGGACATTTAATAGTACCAACTACAAGCACCATCTTCATACCCTCTTTACACTTCCAGCAGTAATGCTCTAGATATACTTTCTTCATACCTAATCCCTACCAAAAGCTAAGTGGCCTAGCTGCTTGAATATCCACTCAGACTCTTCATCATTCACATGTACAGGCAAGCTAACCCATTCTCCGCTAACTACAACTTTATTGTCTGGTATACATTCCGGGAAGCTATACTGTGTTACTTCACCATCATCAAATGTTAGCTTAACTATCAGTGGTTTTCTTACTTCTTCCATTATTTAACCTTACTAACTTGGTATCTGTCATCTACATCATCGTTAATCATATCTAATCCTATGTTTTGTTATGACATTATACCATAGCTACTATTATACGTATATAAGTTTAATTTAAGGTGGGGCTTAAAGTAAGTAATTTTTATTTTTTGGAATAACGGTAGTATAGCTACACCTTTCGCAATCAACCATGCACCCCCCCTTGTTAAATATAGCAGCCTAAGTTATATTCAGCACTAGTTACTTTACAGTGCCATACAAGCTGCTCAGCAACCGTTCTATCGTTAGCCTATGTCGTTACCTACCTACTAGCTTATCGTTACATATTGAGCAGCTATGAGTGTGTTACCTTTAGTATGAGTGTAGGTAGCTACTAGCTATCAATCTAATACAAGGAGAACATCATGTTTATTGCACCTGATGGAACTACTCACTCATCATTGAGTGAAGTTCGTATGTACATGGCTAGCCGTTAAGGTTAGTTATGTTATTTATTTTTACACATAGACGAAAGAACAGAACAGAGTGGCTACTGCTCTACCTATTACCTTAGTTATGAGTAATGGAAGCATTCGTGCTTACCTCAATTAAAGGATTCATTATGAATACTCAACAACCATTCGTTAAAGCAGTAGCAGGTGACAAAGCTCATCAACTAGTAGCTATCTATTACCACAGTAAAGGCGTTACTCCAGCTGAAGCTATCGATACGCTCAAAGCATCTAACTACCTAGTCAATCTAGGCGGTCAAGTCGTTAAGCTCCAAGCTACATCAGTTGCTTCAATTCTCACAGGTATAGAAATAGCTAAGCCTGCTAAGAATAAGAAGCTCACTCCAATCGACAATGGAACTTCTGCCTCTATGCCAGAGATTCCTGTCGATTAACCTCTATATGAGGTACGGTGTAGTGTCATCTGCACATGGCATAAACTCTTCGAGTTTTGCCTTTGTCTAGAAATCTTTGATTTCGTAGACTCTTAAATACTAATGCGGGTAGTGCCTTATAGCTATTAAATTAATTTAAAGGACCATATTATGGCAACAATCAAACAAGCAACAAATGCACTCTTAGACGGTGTAGTTATCTCAGCAACAGCAACAGGGTTAGTAACTCGTGAGTTAGCTGGAACAGCTGTAGATACAGCTAAACAAGCACGTAAGACTGTCAATCTAGCTGGTAAAGCTATAGACTATGCTGATGAGCTTATGTCTCGTGAATTAGCTGAGCTTCAATTAGCTAATGCTTCAGAACTAGACTATCTCCAAGATATCTATGGTGACGAAAAGACTCAGGCTAAGATAAAAGCTAAAATGGAGAAATCTATATTAGCTAAATATGAAGAAGAGTCTCAAGTTGAGCTTACCTTCTAATGTGTACCTCTTCGGAGGTATATGTTTTTTTGCTACACTTTACACTTATTATGAAAGTACGATTGCTAAGAGAGGGGAACTTTTTACCTCTACGAAAGTACTGTACTTCAATGACAAATATTTCAGCCTTTCACCTTTTTATGTGGGGTGGTATTCAATACTCTATATATTATATATATATATAATAATAGCAGTATTTGATGAGCTATAGGGCAAAAACCCCTTGAAACCTCGTACAGTAGGGGCTTACAGAGGATTTTACCCAATCCTAGAAATGTCTCAGATTACGGTTTTCAGCCAGAAATCTGTATGAATTTAAGGGTTTCAGACAGTTTTAAGTACTAATTCCTACCACAATAAATGTATCAACCACCTTAAAATCCTCAAGCTATACTCAACCTTTAATACAGCATACTATCTTCCATATAATTTAATCCCTTTATTATATATATATAGGGAAACCTCATGCAGTAGGGAGTTGTAGAGAAATCTAAGTATATATTTTATATAATTTCAGTAAGAGTTAATTATATGTTTTGTATAATTTCCTTACGCAAGAGGAAGAAATTAAAGCGTAAGGAGAAGTTTTGGATAAAAGTATTATACAGCTGCGGAGCTTAAATCCCGATGAAGAGTATAATATAAGTGTTAAGAAACGGGAAGAAAAACCACAGTTCACAATGACAGGAGATGGAATGGAAGCATTAGATATAATAGCTAATTTTAGCAAGCCTGAGGCAATGGCTTTTATACTACTAAAGAATAGCAGAGATTGGAAAACTAACTATGCTAAGTTTAGTACTAGTAGTTTATCTAAGACAGATAAAGTAGTATTCAGCAAAGGGTATAAAGCTTTAGCTAAAAAGAATATAGTAATTCGTACTAAGAAAGGTATTACTTCTGAATACTTATTCAATCCTGATTTTATAGTACCAAATAGCTATAAAGAAACTTTTAAAGAGTGGAAGAAAATAAAGGAATCCCAATGACCACACTACTCACATTAATAGTAGTAACCATCACCATAGCTGCTGTACTAGATACAGTCAACCCAAAGTTGCTAGATAACTTAGCAAATAAATTATTTTAAGGAGTACGGTATGGAAATATTAAGCATAGCTGCGCTTTTAATAGTAGGTATAACAGTAATAGCAGCGTTTGTTATAGACGGTAGTATACTAGCTATGCTTACATTTATATCAGCAGTAATAGCGTTTACAGCATTCGAAGAACGTAGTAATGAGTTACAACAGACAGAAGAGTACAGACAGTACAGAGACCATAGTTATCATGACTACTCTAAAGATAAAGAGTATAGAAAATGGTTAATTGACAACCCAAAGGAGAAATAATGAAATTAGATGTAGAAAATGGTAAAATAACAGAAGATAGCAATGTTAGGTTAGTTATGGCAATACATGATAAAGACCAAGCTAAAACTTTAGTTATAGTAGAAATACTAGATATGGAACATTACTGTGGGTATATTAGTACAAATTTATCAGAAGATGAAGTATATGAAAAGTATCCTGAGTTACCTGTAGAGATTACCTATGAAGGTAAGCTATTTGATAACATCAAAAATAACTTTATCGGGTGGGATTATGCTCATAGCTATAATAATAGCTATACAGAGCGTGAAATAGTAAAAGAATGCTTAAAAGTATTCGATATGTTTAATAACAAGGAGAAGTAGTTATGAGTAAAACATTACTCTGGAATAGTATCCTTAAGGACATCATATACAACCATACTGAAGATACTATTGAGTTTACTATTAAGGACATAGAAGACCTTGATAGTTATATTAACAGTAAGCTCAGTAATATAGAAGCACTAGAGAAATTAGTTAAGCGAAAAAATGACAGAATAGCTAAGCTAGAACAACAACTATTAGTTGCTACTCTAACTAAGCCTACTCACAAACTATCTGACTTCTCTACTTACACATAATCACCACTTAATCACCAACTTAATTGCCTATCACCTTTCTATGGTGTGGGCTTATTACCATCAATAGTTCTTAATACCTTATTCGTAGGGTATTATAGAGCCATTAGGTTCTAAATAAATTAAACAGACTGTAGGAGGTCAATCAATGGAAAATGTAGCAAATAATGTAGAAGCAGTAGTAACAGAGTTCGACGCTAAAGTAGCACAAGCAAGAGCTAACCGTTTAGCTGAGTTAAAGGTAACTAGATTAACTAGTGAGAAGGCAATAGACCGTACGCTTAGAGCAGAAGCAATCAGTAAAATGACTAGTTTACTTAGTGATGTAGCAGATACTATCGGTTTTGATGAAGAAGCACTTGAGCGTAAGATTTCAGTTACTCGTAGAAGTGAGTATGGTCGTATTCCAGCACTCATTAACATTTTAGCTAACATGTATGCATGGCCTATTACAGGGCACGGTAACCCAGCAGAAGTACCAGGACTGCAGGAAGACATGCTAGATTTCTTTGCTAGTAAAGGATTAGCTATCGATGCTGATTTACTGTTAGATATCAAAGAGTATAAAGGCTACCATACCTTCGTATCAGATGAAGCAGAAATAGTTGACGGTATTGAGCCTGATGTAGAAGAGTATGAGTTTGCAGTTATCACAGTTGCAGACGTAGTAGGTTTACCAGTTGTGGATAACAAACTAACATTAGCTAAGTGGAAGAGAGCAGAAGCTACAGCCATTGAGAAAGCTAAAGCAGAACTAGCAGATATGCAAGCTTCTCTTGAACGCCATAAAAGTCTACTTGAAGAAGTAGCATAGTTATAGGGCCTTAGTGCCCTTATTTATTTTAATTACAGGAGAAATACAATGAAAATAGAAGAAACAGTAGCTTATAAAGTATTAGATACAAACCTTAGCAGTAAAGCAAAAGAAGCAATTGGTTTCAATAGCGAGGATACTAACCGACTTATCGGAGCATTAGACAACGCTTATGTGCACAAATCAGCTATTAGCTTACCATATTGGGCAGACCAAGTAGGTGTTGCATTTATGGAAGTATTTAGTTTTATATGTGTAGATTTACTTACTATAGAAATTCGTAATAAGTACGCATCATTAGCTATAGATAATCGTATAGCACTTAGTGTTTTAGGTGGTTTTACAGCTACTGTTGAATATCGTAGACAAGCTAAATTAACTAAGTATATGCCTAGACGTGAAGTACTAGCTCAACCAACTAACTTAACTAAAGCTCCTAGTGGCACTAAAGACAACGGTTTAGTTCGTAAGGGTTTTGCTACTTCTGCTGTAGTAGATTATACATATGATACTGTTATGTTAGAAAAGTATTATGATACTATCTTAGCTAATACAATCAAGTCTATGCAAAAGATAGCCTCTAAGTATGACTATGTAATGGACGATACCAGCGGTTATGCAGTTATTAGTGAGTTAGTTCTAGAAGAAATTCTAGTTAATCCAGAACGTAAATACAACCTTGAGTGTAATGTATCAGACCAGCGTGGTAGAGCTATTTATGGAGCATTAAAGCGTGTATTTAATCCAATAGGATATAAAGACGCTAGAGCACTTATTAGCTTCACAGAAGGACAAACTATTACTTTAGACAGCAGAGATGCTCTAGACAGCATTTATGGCTTTATAGCAGAACTACTAGGGCTTAAACGCCAACGTTATTCTACTCGTATATTAGCAGGTATGATAGCATATAAGCGTAGAGAGTTACCACCTATAAACTTAGACACAGAAGAAGGTCGTAAAGAGTTACATGAACATATATGGCTAGAACGTATCTATGACAAACTAGATGAGCTTAACGAAGTAGGTACAGTTGTATGGGATATTCCTATCGAAGTAGATGCAACTATGTCATTAGCTCAAGTATTAGCTTGTATAACTAACGATAAACGTCTTATGCAGAAAACTAACATGATAGAACGTGATGATATTCAAGATGCATGGCATATTGATGGTGTACGTAGAGTATCAGCTAAAACTCAAGTAGCTACTTTCTATGGTAGTTCTGCATCTGTAGCATCACTATTGAAATCTAACAATATAGAAGTTGATAAAGACGAAGTTAGAGCTATACGTAAAGAGTTCAATAGAGGTGCATTTGCAGTTATTAAAGCGTTTAAAGACGCAGTAATCAAGTTCTCTGATGTACAAACTCCAATATACAAAGTGAAAGGCTGGAATGAAGAGTATATAGTTGAAGTAAACAAATCTAAAGTTGTAGCTAGTGATCTTAAGCCGTATATGGTGTGGAATCCAGCTAAGAAGCGTACTAAGACATTCTTTATGCATAAGCCTATCAGAGTACCTGATTATGATGCATTTAGAACTTACTTTGCAACTGGGTTGACATACTAGCCCAGTATAAAAAAGGTGAATTGCTGGAAAGCTAAGTCCTGTAAAGGATATGCCAATCAGCAGCCAAGCTTGAGTAGAAATACTCTTGAAGGTTCAGAGACTAGGACAAGAGGCTAAACAAGTAGTGCTGTAGTTAATAATGTCCGTAGGTGAGGCAAGTGCCCATCGAAGCGCCTTTCATATATTTAACAGTATATGATGATATAGTCCGATACTTATAGGAAACTATAAGATTAGTTTTGTTACAATACCTTAAGAGTCAAACTTAAGGATAAAAAATGAATACATACTACATATACTGGTATAAGCTAAAAGAACATATAGACCCTTATACTCAGGGTTATATCGGATTTACTAACAACTTAGACCGCAGAAATAAAGAACATCACTATAGGTATGAGAATCCAGCTAATGGAAATGCCCATCCTATCTTTTATAAAGCCATACATAAGTATGGTTGGGAAGCTATTGAACAAATAGTGTTATATACAACTGATAATAAAGAAGAAGCTTTAGCAAAAGAAAAGGAATACAGACCTGATAAATCTATCGGTTGGAACTGTACTGTAGGAGGAGGTTATTGTCCAGACTGGACGGGTAAGCACCATACGGAAGAAGCTAAAGAAAAAATAGCAAACGCTCATAAAGGAAAAGTAAGTCCACTTAAAGGTATGAAAAATAGATGGACAGATGAGCAAAGAAAGACTATAGGGAATTTCCATAAAGGTAAAACTATATCTAAGGAACAGGTTGAGATAGTTAGAGCTAAGAATAGAGCTAATCACTCTACTTGTTCTCCTATCCATCTAGTACATAGAAGTGAACCTGAAAAAGTGTATAAATTCCACTCTATATCTGAAGCCAGTAGGCAGTTAGATATTCCTTTATCTCGTTTAAAGTCTAAAGTTCAGCGTGCTATAAATAAGTATGGCAGAGATGGTTGGAAAGTAGTATATTATAAAAGTAACAAAACTAAGCAGGCTTAACGACCCTGTTAACATAATGTAGTTCACAATTTAGATAGCAAAATAGCAGATAATACTTGTTTACGAGTACAAGAGCAAGGTAATGACGTAATAGCTATTCATGACGCATTCTTAGTATTGCCAAATACAGCATTAGCTACTAGAAAAGCATATACAGCACAACTCAATGAGCTTCATGCAAACCGTATTTCAGTTCTCAATAACTATAGAGAATCAATAGGAGCAGTAGGTCCTAAAGCAGATAAAGCATTCGATAAAATGTGGGCATTAGTAGAACCATTTGAAGGTAAACTTGAAGCAGAAATATCAGCACTTAAATAGTGTTGATATTCTCTTTTTTTTTTCTTCTTTTACGAACAAACAGAAATACATTAGCATTATGCTAGTGTATTGTTATTTTTTTTTTTTTTTATCTTTTATAAAGAAAGTAACGAAAATTTAATTGAAGGAGTTATCATGGATTTTATGTTTATAGGAGTTGTAGCATTTTTTAACTTTGCTGTTATTATAGCTAAACTTAATCATGCTAGATATGCAGATGCTGTACTTGATGTAGTTAGTTTAATGCTGCTTAATGCAATGTTTGCAGGTAGTTTTGGAGGTGCTGTAATTGCTACTGTAGCTAGTGCAGTTATGTCACTATACTTATTTTTTACTCCACTCAAGTTTCTTGAATGGAATAAAGAAAGTAATGAAACAGCAGAACCTGAATCTTATCCGGATCTAACAAAAGAGACAGATTTAGACGCTATTTTAGCTAAATACAACTTATAGGAGTTGACATGCAACAATTATTTACAACTATAGCATTATGGATGGTAGGAGTGTTAGTATTAAGTATTACAATAGCTTTAACAGCGGTATCTGCTATATTTTTTATCCCTATTATGGCTGGAGTAGTAGCTTATGCTTTTTACATGGTAACTAAAGAGTAATGGAATTCCTTAGTTTTTTAGTAGGTTTTGCATTATTCATATGGATAGGTAGTCAATTCTATGATAAATCTTATTATGAAATAAGTGATAATGCTTATAAGAAATCATTCGATAACAATAAAGCAAACAAAACAGCTACATTAAGCAATCAATTTATGAGTGCTGAACAAAAGAAAGCACATCTTAAATCTGAGTATTGGCGCTTATTAAAAGTAAATAAACTAATTCAGCAAAACAATCGCTGTGGAAAATGCGGTAAACTAAGTGAACAATTAGATATGCACCATCTTCACTATCGCACACTAGGTTATGAAACAATAGACGATGTAATTTTATTATGTAGTGGTCCCAATGGTTGTCACCAAAAACAGCACAATTACTATGGATATGATAGAACTACAGATTACTCAAAATTAGTATAGTAAAAAGTACACTTTTAGTGTTATACTTCAATGATAAAGTTTTTAATAACTGTATAGTCACTTCAAGGATAAAATACAATGTTTAAGCTAATATTAAGGAGAATATACAGATGTATTATTATGTAGAAAATATTAAAACAGGGTTAGGTAAATATCTTAGTTGGTTTGATGGACAATTTACTAATAATGAATGGGTAGAGATTTATAGTTTTTACTCTAACAACAGTAACTTTATTATCATAGTGATTAACGAGTAAAGAATAAACAATAAATAAAGAATTTTTAAATAACCTTTAACCGTAAAGTTATAAAACTATAAAATTTAATAACCTGTAGGAGGGTAAAATGAACGAATTAAAGAAAATCAAAAGAACAATGGTAGTGATCGGATGTCACTTAATACCAATTTAACTGTAATTAAGGTATACTACTTTAAAGCATTTTAGTATGAGTAGTAACCAAGGTTTCCAAGCACCTACATACACTACTCATACTTAAGTGTTTTAAAGTATGTAAAGCTTGGAATCTTCATATACTTACTCACACTAAAAAGACAATTAAAATTATAAGACTCTAAAGGATTGGATGAGTAATTCAACAAAAGAATATGGTAAAAAGCATATAGGTACGTACTTCTTGACAAATGAAGGGTACACAGCAAAAGTAATAGCTCCAAGTACTAAACCAGGATATATTACAATTAAAATCGAAGAATGGGTAATAGAACGACAAGTAGCAGTTATTAAAACAGGAGAAATAAAATACCCTTTTAAACCTTCTGTATTTGGTGTAGGGTACTTCGGAGTAGGAAAATACACTTCAAAACACTTTTCTTATAATACTTGGAATAATATGATTGCTAGATGTTATGACTCTAAAACACAGGAAAAATATCCTACATATAAAGAGGTTACTGTATGTAAAGAATGGCATAATTTTCAAACATTCGCTAAATGGTACGAAAAACAGTATAAAGAAGAAGGTTGGCAATTAGATAAAGACCTACTCTCTACTAAAATTAAAATATACTCTCCTAGCACATGTATACTTATACCACAAGCATTAAACAGTTTTTTAACTAATGTGAAAAATGACAATACAAGTGGAGAAATTGGTGTTAACTTTAATAAACAAACCAATTTATGGAGAGTGCAGATCTCCACACTAGAAAAAGGATACACTTGTTTAGGATATTTTAAGAGTAAGCAAGTTGCTTCTTTAATGTATAAACTTGCACGCAAAAAAGAAGCAGATAGATGGAAAAAAGAAATGACAGGCATTTTGCCTCAACAAGCAATAAATAACATTAAATAAAGGATAAAATATGAAAACATTTAAAGAATTAGAAAAAACAATGGTAATAGTGGGGTGTCACTGGCGGTACGATGTAGCAACAAAAGCTAGAATAGTAGCACACATCGTTAAAAACGGTATTCATACTGGAGAAGGTACGCTTAAAGACCGTTTTGAAGGTATTGCTGAAGAATTCAATGTTAATTGGCAATCAGTACATAACTGGGTTAAACAGTACCAATACACTTACAAAGCTGCTATGACCTCACCAAAAGGTTCACTTATCTTTTCACCACTAACTGTAAAAAACGGTAAAGAGAAAGTTACAAGAAGAAAACTCAAAGAACTTCATAAAGAGCTAGCCAAACTACGTAAAGCAGTCGAAGAAGCTCCATTAGCTACTGAATCAGCAGATGTAGTACGCAATACTATGAAGTCAATTCAAGAAGAACTATCAGAAGCATCCGTTAAATCAGAGTAAGGAAATGTTATGTGTAAACTATGTAATACAAACAGGCCAGCTATAAAGACTGTACGTAAAAATAGTTCCAAGCTTAGAAAAGAAATAAATGCGATTGTATATGACTATTTAAGTGAATATATGTGTAATTTCTGTTCTACTAGTCTATACACAAGTTGTAAACATAACAATACAAGTATAGATAAAGCTATATTACAAAAATTATATAATGCATATAAACCTTTCTCAGGAAGAAAACTAAGTAAAATCAAGTGTGAAACTAAAAGAGCAACTAAATGCATATTAGGCTGTACCATAAGGATATATACTAAAAATGATGGTAATATTACTGTTACTTATATGGCTATACTACGTTTTACTAAGGATAAAAAACGTATTTACGGAAAAACAAGAAATACATTAGAAGAAGCGATTAAAGATAGAATAGAGCTTATCAAAAAGTATAAAACAGAAAAGCAAGTACATGAGTATTTAAAGTCTATAGAAAAATATAATCAAAAGTTAAAGGAGTCTCAAAATGAGTAATAAAAATCAAGAAATAAATACATCACTACAAACAATCCGTAGAGAAGCTGCAGAAACTATTATAGGTCTTAGAGATGGTTCAATTTCACCATTAGTAGCAGATATGGTTTACAAGCAGGCTATTACTATTATTGATAGTTATAGAGTAGAACTCAGAGCAATTGAACTAGCTACACGAACACAACAAGGTGTAGACTATAAAAAAGCAACAGCTTTAATAGCTAAACAAGACTAAAGGAAATTCATGGAGACAGTTAAAACAGAACGTTTACAGCATTTTGAAGACAACTGTCTTCTTGGTAAACCTTTAGTATGTTCTGCAACGTACATTAAAAACGGTAATACAAATAATAATACCTGTAGAGCTTCGTTACTTACAGACATCACTGTATGTAATACTAGTTATACTATAGATCACTTATGGGTTAAAACTGCAAAGAAAGTAAACTTTACTACCTTATGGAGATCTAAACAGCATACTACAGTATATTTTATAGCTAAGTTTATAAAAATAACTAAACCTAGTTTGTCTTTGTATGAAATTAAAGAAGATATCAATATAAAAATTGTAAAAATATTAAATTAATTAAAGGGTAAATAATGGAATTAACAAATGAACTACTCAATATCCTACTAGAAATAGAAAAAGATGAGTATACAGAACCAGTCAATACTGAACAGTACACCTCAACAGAATTTTGGTGTAATACTTTAGAACAATTCGAAGAATACACACTTAACGATGAAGATAATTACTGTGATGGTATTTTAATGTAACTTGAGGCATTCCAACGAGATATAAATCCTAACGCCATTAGGCGGCATTATTTGACCACAGGAAAGACTGTACTGAAGCTCCTTAAGCAGTTTAACTGAGCAACTTTATATTAACGTAGGGCTAGACACGTAAACCGTATTTATAAAATTAAATTACTTGAGCACTCTTAGGAGTGTTCTTGTAACTTAAAGGAGATATTATGAGTACAAAAGCAAAAATAGACTGGGAGAAAACTCTTAATCATATAGTACATACACATAAACATGATGAGGTAGTATTCAGCATTAAAGATATTGAAGCATTAGCTACTTTTGTTAATTCTTTAGTATATAAATACAACGATACATATAATAATCTTGAACTAGAGAGAAGTATAGCCTTTAAACGTTTTAAAGAACTAGAAGAACTTAAAGCACGAGCTAAAACAGAACCTCTAGATAAGTTTAAAATATACGCTTAACTATGTTTTTACTAGGTCTAGTAACAGGTATAATGCTTACAGCAGCAATATGTATGCTATTAATAACGTATACTCACAAATAATATAATAATAGGAGTTAAGTATGGAAAAGAAATCATGTAGTAACTGCAAATGGTATTCAAAAGATGATGCCTATACAGCAGAAAAAGAAGAATTACACACAACTATATCAGGATGTTGTGAAATAGACGTATATCTAAGATATGGTAAAGATTTAGAAGATTTTTACTGTAGTAAATATAAAAGGAGAGATAAAAATGAAATTAGAATTGGATAAATCATATCTCACCAGAAATGGTAAAAAAGCTAAAGTAATTTATACTGAAAAAGTAGGTGATGAATACCCAGTAGTGGCATTAATTAATAGTCATGATGTGGATACAATTCACACTTACACTAAAGATGGGAGATACGATGTGGATGAAGCAAATGACCCATACGATTTAGTAGAAGAATATAGTTTTTGGTATGATGTAGAAGTAGATACTCCTATTCTAGTTAAACTAAATAAAGAGTATGCTTATGAGAAAAGACACTTTGCAAAGTATGAAGATGGTAAAGTTTACTTTTGGGGTAATGGTAAAACATCTTGGACTGTTGATGAAACCAGTGATGTAAACACTTGGAAGTACGCAAAACTAGCAGAGGATGGATATGATGATTAAAGAACAAATTGAAAAACACGGTGAAGTAATGAAATGGTTCATAGATAATCCTGATAAAGGTGTATGGTGGAAGCACTTTAAAGGTCAAAAAGAATGGTATTTAGTAACTGACCCTTCTTTTGATGAATATGGGATTTATGTTAAAAATGACGAATATGCTGAGTTTCGCAAAGCATTGGCTGATGGTAAACAATTACAAATTAGAGATTATATGGGTAAGTGGATGGCCCATAATAAAACACCCAATGATGATTTTACATATCCAGTTAATCAGTATCGTATCAAACCAGAAGAACCAGGATTTAAAGTTGGTGATTGGGTTACCATTAAAGGCTCAAACCCAAAACAGTTTAAAAGATTCACAGGAAACTTGCCTCAGTGGAATAAGAGTCTTGATTATGAAAACGTAGAACTTTTAAATGGAGAGCGTTTTCGTATACCTAATTTCGATAGAAGTGTAGTAAAGAGATGGAAACCAAAAGCAGGGGAATTATGTGTATTTTGGGATAATAATGATATACTGGTAAAAGATGATTTTTGGGTAATAGGTAAACTTGATAGTATCTGTAAAGAAAAGTACTATCAAGACAAGAATGGCAACAAATGGGATAATATTGCACCATTAGAATTCATTGACATATTAAAGGAAAACAGATGAATTTCAAATATTGGTTTTGGGCTTATAAAAACCCTAAAAAAGCTGAATGGTTAGAAAGAAGTATAATCTTTGGACTGTTTATTCTATTTGTATATATGGTAAAATAAATGAAAACAATACTGCTACTTTTATTAGCATTTAATTTATATGCAAGCAATTTATCAAATACTGTTTTAACTTTAGTTAAACAACATGAAAGTTATAGTAAAGCTGTATACTATGATACTTTAGGAAATTTAACTGTAGGATATGGAACTAACCTTACTCAAGGCTTATCTAAACCAGAAGCTGAGTTATTACTCAAGTATAGGCTTAACATGGTCTATCTTAAATTACAAGAGTATTCATGGTTCAATAAACAAAACTCTACTAGAAAGGTAGCACTTATTGATTTAGCGTATAACCTAGGAATTCCTAGATTATTAACATTTAAAGTCTTTATATGGAGATTAGACCATAATTATTATCATGGAGCTGCAAATGCTCTTAAAGACTCTTTATGGTATAGACAAGTAGGTGTACGTGCTAAACATATATACAAATTAATTTATGAAGGATAAAAAATGATATCTAAAGAATTGCTGAGTGAAGTAATAAGAATTCCAATATCTAACAACATAAATGAAAATGGTATAATTAAAGTAATTGGGATATCTGAATCAGAGTTAGATGGTGCAATCGATTTAGATTTTGAATATCAAGATAAAGAATCTTCACACAGTAGATATATAAATCTATACCAGTTGGCAGACAAATGTAAAAAATGGATGCTATCTAAAGAATATTTCATATCAATAAAATATGATCCTCGTATAGGAAGAACTAAAATAAATCTAACTGTAGCCAAAGACAACACCACCATATTTGGTGAAGAATCTTTTTATTGTGATATGGAAGAAGATGCAATATTCCAAGCATGTGAATGGATACTAAATCAAAACAAATAAAGGATAAAAAATGAGTTGTAACAAAGAAGAGTTACTTCAAAAAATAGAAGAGCTAAAGAAAGAGATAGAACAATTGGACAACGAGTCTCCTAAATACATGTTGTCGTATAATAAACCGAAATTTCGTTAATACATAGTTAAATTTACTGGTAAGGAAAAGGGGGAAGTAATTGCAACATCTGAAAATTGTGCTCATGAAGTTGGATACATAAGCTCGGATTGGGTAGAATGTGCTGACACTGATACATGGCAAGAAGTATCTAACCCTAACGAGCTTTGGGACAAAGACCTTGTTGAGTGTTGGGATAGCGATATGACAGTTGGTAGAAACTTTAGATTCTATGATTCTAAAAACAAACGTGTATTTAGGCTAGGTGGTGAAAGAGATGGATTGTGTTATACCGACTATAAAAAACTCATGCCTTGGGAATACCCAGATTGGGCTATTGAAGCTCAGAAACTACTAGAGAATTAGCCGTGAATGAATTACTTGCTTTTATGTTAGGTTGTATAGTTACCTTTATTATAGCAATATTTATAAGTTACGATGTTAGTTATATAGATGATGTATTAGCTAAAGCTAAAGAAAATAACCAAACTATCAGTGAGGTATATTATAAGTTAAATCCAAATGAGTATAAATTAAAGTATACGGATTGGAAACAATTTGAAAATAAGGACTAGTATGAATGAAACAGTAGCAGGAATTACTTACAAAAAACCACAAGTTTATTTACTCCAAGAGTCAGGTCTTGGCACTTCAGAGTACGCTGGACGTTATTAATATATGCACTACATTATGGTACAATAGCGACATATGAAATCGCAGGAGTAAAAATGTACAAAGAAATAGAGGGGTATCCTAAGTATAAAATTAATGAGTATGGTGAAATCTTATCTTATTGGGGAAAGGTACCTAAGGTTAAAAAAGATAGAGATGACGGAAAAGGGTATAGACGGACTCAACTTACAGCAGATGACGGAACTAGGAGAGACTTATTCGTTCATAGATTAGTAGCTAAAGCATTTATACCAAATCCTGAAAACAAACCACATATAAACCATAAAAATGGAATACATAATGATAACAGAGTTGAAAATCTTGAATGGGTTACACCGTCAGAAAATGAGTTACACAGTTACAAGGTGTTAAATAAAAAACTTAGTGGTGCTGTAGTAACACATCAAAATAAGCCTGGTTACGAATCGTTTGACGGAAAAGAAGTACACAAATACGACTTAAACGGTAACTATATTAGTAGCTATGGTTCTACCGGAGAAGCAGCTAGGGAGATAAACGGTTCACAAGGCACCTTACATATGGCTATAATAGGCAAACGAAAAACACATAAAGGCTTTAGATGGTCTTTTGAAAAAGTCGTTAAATTACCCACTTTAACGGAAAAGAAAACAACGAAAAAATTAACTAAAAATCAAGTAGTAGAAATTAAAGCCTTGTTAAAAACTGATACTATTAAAAATATAGCAAAAACTTATAATGTATCAGCTGACGTTATACAAAATATTAAACATAAAAGAGGAGCTTATAAAAATGATTAGTAAAGAAGACTATAAAAACGCAGAAGTAGCAGGGATTACATACAATAGGCCTAAAGTTTATTTACTCCAAGAGTCAGGTCTTGGCACTTCGGAGTATGCCTAGCTGGGCGTACAGCCTATAACTCATTTGATAAAAGTGAAAATACAGCAGTAACAGAATTAAATAAAGTAATAAATACTAAATATACAGATGTAGCTGTACCTAACATTAATCATATTAAACCTGTACTTAATGATATTGAACATTCAGACTTACTCGACCAATTAGCCCATGTATACCACCATGACTCAGTTCTTGAACATTGTAATCTTACTTTCTTAATAAAAGGTACACCACGTGGGGTACTACAAGAGATAGTACGTCATAGAATCGCTAGCTATACGGTACAATCGACTAGGTATACTATGTCACCTATTATTAACGCTTTTATAGCATGTATGCATACTCATAATAAAGATGTATTTATTAAGTATTTAGAAGATATGAATTTTTTAGTAGTTGAAGATAAAGCTAAATATCTAGAAATATCCCAATTATGGGATAAACTGTGGTATCAAGTAGAGAAACTTGATACCGAATTTCATAAATTAGCATTATCAAAATCATCATACGAATGGTATGTTGCTAATCACAGTAAAAGTACAATTGATGAAATATTTAAATATTTACAATCAAATAAACAAAAAAGAAATGTTGGAGATAACTTCAAATGGGTAGTTACAGATAACTGGAAAGTCGATTTGGTAATGACTATGAATTTACGTAGTTTATCTAATTTTCTTAAACTTCGTGACTCAGGTGCAGCATATTTTGGTATACGATGGTTAGCTGAAGAAATAGTTAAAGCTACACCACAGAAATATCTTAACCTTATAAGTAAAAAATATAAGGATAACTAATGAGCAAAACAATCTATAAAGAAGATGATGTAGTTTATGATATAAATTATGGAAAAGGTGTAGTAACTAATATAAAACCTAATACAATCTATCCTATAGAAGTTACTTTTACAGATGATAGCATTGAGTACTACACTAACTATGGAGCTGTAAATTATAGCTCAGCACCAGTATTAACTTTTAAAGAGTATGTAATACCAGATGAGTATTTTAAACGACCATAAGGATAACTAATGACTATACAAGAACTAAAAGATGAGATGGCTCAAGATATGCTTGAAGAAGCTAAACGTGATGCAGACTATGAGCACCGTATGCGTACAGACTGGGAATTCGCTTTAGAACAAATAAATGGACGCTCACTTAGATTAGAAGAAGCGGCAGAAACACTTAAATATGCTATTAAACAGCTAGAAGAGTATGATTGGATAATAGGTGTTAATGAGATTATAGATTCATACTGAGCCTAAAATATTTACTAATGAAAATATACTAAATTGTGCATATATGATAAGTGGGGTTTTTATAATATTCTTACTATTAAAGCTATGTTAAATATAAATCAAGGAAAACTATGCAATTAACGATTAACCGTGATTCTTTAATCACATTTACTATAGGGCTAGTAGTTGGTGTCAATTTTATAGTAATGTTTACACTTACGCATAAAAATACTGATACTAGTAATTTGTACCAACAAATCCAGAAACAACAACATACTATAACAGTATTAACAGAACAAAAAGAATCAGATCTTCGTTTATTGCAAGAGTTACGAAGACAGTTAAAGAAGAAGAAATGAAACTTATAAATGAATTTACTTATTTACCATATATAGAAAAGGTTAAATCCCTAAAAACACTAAAAGCTAAAGAAGCATTAGCAAGAGAATTATATATAGAATTAGATAATCGTCGTTATAGTGATTTTTTTAATAAAGATTTTACTTTAACATATTCTATATATTGCTTACTACTAGATTACTATTATCCAAATTATCAAGAGAAACTACCTAAATTTATTACTGAAATAAAAGACTACTTCGGTAATAAGTTATTAGAAAAATTTTTAGATAATGCAGAAAATAACGTAACTGATTTTAAATTTACTATAGATAATGTATTAGAAACATTTAAGTACTCTAAAAAGATATTCTTAACTATAACTAATAGTTTATATGATAGATTTATTAATTTAAACAAACTACTTAAAAAAGAACATTTAGCAGCAACTATTTGTATTAACTTAAATACTTCTTACTATACCAATATAAATAGTAGTCTAAGTGGTAACATTATAAGTAAATTAAAAGTACTTAACAGTACTAAACTAATTTCTTATAGTAAAGCAGTGGATTCTGACTATTTCTTAACTTTTATTGAAAATAGTAGTTGGAATATAGGTAGTTATGGAGCATATGATGTAGTAGTCAAAAATGGTAACATCGAAGACGGTTTAAATAACATACTCGATTTTTATTACTATATTTTATCTAATAGACATATATTACCTAATTTTTATCATCATTATTGGGATACTTTAGCTAAAGAACTAATACATACTTTCGGCATTGAGTATCTACAAGAAATGAATGATAACTGGAAAACTAACATAAAGACAATGAATAAATATATAAAGGATAATTCATGAAACATTTAACATTAACATTATTATTAGTTGCAAGCTTATTTGCAGACCTAACATTAACACCAGATGGTAATTGGGTAAGTGGACAACCTACTTTAACTCCAGATGGGGAATGGGTAGGCTCATCTAATGGAGAAGTACAAATAACACCAGATGGTGAATGGATAGGTAAATATGATTTACCTGACGAAAACTGCAACGAAGATAATAATAACAATAGGGAAAAATAATGAAATTACATAATCAATATTTTATTAAAGGCCGATATAATGAAAACTAAAATGAAGTATAAATTTGATATTTTTATGTCAATAATATTTTTTATAGCAGCTTTTACTATAACCGATGCAGTTATTAGTTCTGTAAGTGTACTATTTGCATTTATGTTAGCATTACAAAGAGATTTAAAAATACAAATAGATGATAAAGCTGAAAAAATCATAGATAAATTAAAGGAGAAATAATGGAATTACAAACAGCAGTAACAGTAGTAGAAGCAAATATTAAAGCACAAATCGAAGGTAAACCCGTACAACCGGTAGTTTTTAGCGGAAAGCCTGGATTAGGTAAAACTCGTTCAATAGAAGCCTTAACAAATAAACTAGGGTTAGGATTAGTCCACTATTCAGTGCCTGAACTGAATTCAGAACTATTATCTGGACTTCCTAATTTTGTTGATGCTCCTGATATGGCACAATACAGTAAAACTGGTTCTATGTTAGCACAAGCAACTGATTGGACAGTACCAATGATGATTATGGAAGCTAATCGTTTAGCTGAGCAGAAAGGTGGATGTGTACTACTGTTAGATGACCTTCACCGCATTAATATGTCAGTAGCACCATATCTATACGGTTTACTAGAAGAACGCGCTCTAGGCTCTTATAAGCTCGATTCTCGTGTGGCTCTTGTAGCAGCTATGAACGATTCCGATGAAGCCGGTTTCTCAGGTATGGATTCACCTATCAAAGACCGTTGTTCAATCCTACCAGTAGAGTTTAACTTTGATGAATGGTTCAAGTCTCATGGTAGATTCTTAAATTACTACATTTCATCATTTATCAAACTATACCCACAATACATTCAAGAAGAAGAGTCAACGGGCATCGAACAATTTCTTACACCACGTTCATGTACATATTTCGGTTCAGAGCTTGATCTATATACTCCTGAATTTATTCTTGCTAATGCGAAAGAACTAGCAGAAATGAAAATGTCACGTAACGCTGCAGTTGAGTTTGCTAAGCATATTGAGTATATCCATAAAATTGATTTCAGTGGTATTGTAGAACGTAGAAAGCTTGTAGATGTATCTAAACTTAAACCTATTGACGCAATTCTTTACGCTTATATTGTAAACTATATTGAATCAGAAGCAGATGCTAAATATGCAGTAAAGTTAATTGAGAAAAACATAGACGAAGCCACATTCTTAGGCTTCTTAACTGGTGAATTGTATAACAAGTATTTAGTACGTGAAGCAGGTAAACCAATTCCTAAAGGCACTAGTTTACTTATTGATGCAATCATCAAACCTGACTCATCTAAGGTCACAATACCGTCAAGAGAAACATTATTTAAATACATTGTAGAATTTTTTTAAAGGTATAACATGTCCGCATTTTTCAGTAACAAAATAGTAATTGATACTTATGCTTTATCTGAGATATCTAAGCATTTATTTGGGTCTAGACGTTTAAGGTTGCATAATCCAACATCTGATTACGATTTCTACTTTCATATTAACGACTTAGATAAATTAGGTACATCATTATTTGAGTTAAAAAGTAAAAAATTACTAGTAGCAGAACAAACATTTAACAGTTATATTACGAGTAAACCTAAATATGGTGAAGTTTTTTTATTAAAAGCATTACCAACTTTAGGGCGTAACTACGTGGATGTACTATTATTTTCTGATACTAGAGATATAGCGATTATGGATAAAGTACTTACTACTATGTCTGAATCTAAAGCTTGTTCTTTATTAAAGTATAAAGAATTACGTATAGCAGTATATAATCAAATGCTACAAGAAGAAGGCTTTAAACCTAATTTAAATAACTACTCTACGTTTCCTACAGAAACTAAAAAAATCGTTGACATTATAAAATCAGGGTATATACAAAAAGAAAAACGCTATAAACACCCTAAAAGAACTATTATAAATAGTATAAATAGGTAGTATTGACGTATAATAAAATAAGTAAAAAGGAAAATAAACCATGGTTAAAGAATATTTATACAAAATTGATAAGTATATTTTCAAAGAAGTTGTAAAAGAGTTTAACAACATATATGGACAAAATAAAACTGCACCATTAGCAAGTGGCATATTCCTTAAATTACCTATTATAATTAATTTAGTTAAACTACCATCAGTAGACTACTCTAAACTTGAGACTTCATTTACAGCTTATACGAAAATGGGTAATGAAGCAGAAGTATACTTTGATTTCTTTTATAGTGAAGATAAAGATTTACCTAAACTATTCAAACTCATTGAGCAGTACCAAACTTTTTGGGCTTATGTATATCAACACGAAATTCTTCATATACTTTTAAAACATGCGACAACAGCATTTGATAAACGTATGATTAGGATAGCTAAAGAAATTAAACTTGGTTTAGATGATAATACAATACATAAATTTATCAATTATGCTGAAGATTACTTTATAAACTATTCAATTAAAGACTTGACAGAGAGTAGCTCAACAGGGATAAACATATTACTAGATAAAGGTTTATATGATAGTACTTATCACTCTAAAAAAATGTCTGATATTGAAATACTTAAAGACTTGCTAGAAAACAGTAAAGTAAATACAACACCAATAGACGGTACAGATTATGAGTTACAAGAAGTTACTGACGGTAAAGGTAATACTACAGTGCAAATAAAGAAAGTAGGCACTGGTAGTGGTAATACTAGTGAACCTTCTGAAAGTAATTCTAATGGAAATAGTTCTACATTAACAGATGAACAATTAGCTAATTTAGCTCAATCAATTAATTCTGTCATACAATCTCAAGCTAAAGGCTCACAAGCAGCAATTATAGCAGAAGAGTTATTTGAAAGTATTAAAATTAATACAGACTGGTTCAAAAAGCTTAAAACAACTTTCGAACGTGACGTATACTACATGACACATAACTACTACACTAAATGGTCCAACCTAAACAATAAATACCGTTCTATCTTTAAGTCACCAAAGAAATACTATTTAGACACAAAACTAGAGATAGTATTATCAATTGATCAGTCAGGTAGTATGCCTCAAGACAGCCTACAAAAGTTACTATACCTTATGGAAGATAAAGGTAAATCAATTAGTAAATTAACTGTACTTATACATGATACAGAAATATCTAAAGAGTTTGTACTTGAGTCTGACTATGGTATAGATACCAACCCTCAGTTTAAAGATGCATTAGCTACTAGATACCAATCAGGGGGAACATCACATAGTTCAGTATTTAAATGGCTACAAACCAATATAAAAAACCCTCAAGAAACAATTTATATTAGTTTTAGTGATAACTATAGCAACATAGAACAAGTATGGACTAACTATCCTATTTTAAAACAGCTTAAAACTTATCTTGTATGTCCGGTTAATAATCCAATGAAAGTTCCAACTGTAAATATTATGATGGAGTAGTTATGGAAAAAGTACATGTATACGGTAAAGCTGTAGATTTAGTTAAAGATAACTCCCCTATTTTAGTATATACTAATAATAAATGGGAAGTTGTAAGTAAAGGATTACCTAATACTGCATTTAAAGTTTTTAACATATTTGAAGCTAAGACTTTTATAACTGAGCAACAAAACATAGATAGAATACTTTTTGAATACTGGGTAGAGCCAATAACAAGGAACTCAAATGACAATACACATTAACGATAGTATAACAGAATACGATAAACTGCAAAACGATACAGATTATAGAAAACGCATTACAAGGCACTAAACCAGAGTTATTAACATACATAGATAAATTACAAACAATATCAAATGGTATAAATTTTTAAAGGAGAACTAATGGCATTTGCACTAAACCATGATGTTAACGAAAACATCATTACAAACAAAGAGGTATACGGAAACGTATCAGCTAAATACATCAACACATCAACTGAGGATATTATTACAGAGTTAAAACAATATATGGATATTAAGCCTGTAGGCTTCTCAGCTAGTCGTGTGCGTAAACTAGAAAAAGAAAACAAGCAAAAGCACATGATTATGCTTGAACCTGAAGATGCACAGATGCCTGATGGTACATTACGTTTAGTACTATTCAATTCACTTGACCGTTCTACTAGTATTCGTATTTACTTAGGTTACTACCGTGATGCATGTTCAAATGATTGCGTGTTCGGTGATGACCTTATGGAACCAATTCGTATTAAGCACACATTCCAAGGCTGGAAAGAAACAATAGCTAAAGTAGCTAATGAATACCAATCAGCTAAATATCGTGCTAATCAAACCATTGAGCAAATGATGAATACCTATTTATCTTATGGCGATCAAGGCCGTTATGCTGAAGAAGTAGCAGAAATGCTAAATAAGGACATTACAGGCCGTATTGTAGATCCTATGGAACTCAATGTAGCTCATCGTCTTGAAGATACACCAAAGACAATCTGGCATACTTATCAACGTATCCAATATAATGCTCTACAAGGCAAAGTCCAACGTGCTATCAAAGTAGATAACGAACTTGTAACATCTAATACTCATAAAGTAGCAGACCAACATAAACAGCTCAAATATAACCTTTTTATCTATAACATAGCTAAGAGATACAATACTTTATTCAATAAGTAGCTATCATGACAGATATGTTATTTTATATACAAGTACACACTGAAGCAAATAGCTATTGGTATCGACAAAGTAATGTAACTGGTCAATGGATAAGCCATGATGAGTGTAAAAGAAATGAATTACCAACAGCATTAAACATATTCGAAGCAAAAAGAATAATAGCTAAGGATAAGGAAGACGATCCTGAATGTGTTTATTTCTTAATTCCTGCTACTAATAAAATACAAATAATAAATTAAGGAGACATATGCAATCATTAACCAAAGAGCAGTTAGCTCCTATCAATTACTTAAAGAAGCATGCTGGCAATGGCATTATTGTACTAGTTAACGCTGTAGCGGGATCTGGCAAATCGCATACAGCGACTAAAGCAGTAGAAGCTCTCAAACCTAAGAAAGGCCTATATACAGCATTTAACCGCAGTATTGTAGATGAAGCCAAAGAACTTTATGAAGGTACTCCTATTGAATGTCGTACATTACACTCTCTTGCATTATCTAAAGTCAAACCTAAACTTAAAATAGATAAGCTTACTTATGAGTGTATCAAAGAAGACATTACTTATTACTACAAATCTATTATTATTAAAGCTATTGATGAGTTTTATCGTTCTGCTTCTTTAGATATGGAAGACTACATCAGTACTTATATTAAAAAAGAACTATCTAAATCTGAAATAAATAAAGAAAAGCACACAACAATAGCAGATAAATTAACTAATATTTGTACTAAATATATAGATCTTATGATAAATGATAAAATAAACCCTACATTTAACTATCTTCTTAAGTGGTTTCACTTTATGTTAGCCAATGAGGAAATATCAGTAGGTTATGACTTAATCATATTCGATGAGATACAGGATTCTACCGCAGTAGCTTTGGAGATCTTTAAGCTTATGAATGCTAAAGGCAAACTCGGATTAGGTGATCAGAACCAATCAATTTATCATTTCATGAACCTAGTTAATGGCTTTGAAATATTGGATAACACAGTTACTTTTTCTCTTACACAAACATTTCGTTGTTCTACTGCCATAGCTGAAGCTGTTGAAGACTTCGGTAAGAAGCATTTATCTGCTAATTTCCACTTCAAGGGTGTCGAACATCCCGTATTAGACGGCAAGACAGCCTTCTTATCAGCCACTAATGCATCCATTGTAGAAACCATCAACGATCTCCACCGTGAAGGTCAAGGCTACATATTAACTCGACCTATTAAAGACATATTTGCAGCTCCTCTAGCAGTACTAACAGCAAGTACAGGTAAATCAGTATTCCATAGAGAGTATAAGTTCCTTGAGCGTGAATACAAGCATTTTGTTAAGTCTAGCTATAACTCTTTTATGACCTATCTTATGGAGGAAGTAGATGATGAGGAAATTCGTAATACTGTCAAACTCCTGCAAACATTCCGTCAAAAGCGTATTAGCATTTGGGATGTACTAGCAGAAGCTAAGAAAGTTAAGCGTGATCCACGAGTACTAGTTTCTACTGCTCATTCCTGTAAAGGCTTAGGTTTTGAGACAGTACACATCAACGAGGACCTCAATAATGCAGTATCTAGAATCATCGACAAAGGTGGACCTGAAAGCGAAGAAGATAAAGTAATACTCAAACTGGCGTATGTTGCGGTGACAAGAGCCAGAGCTAACCTTCATAATGCTAGGTTTTTAAAGTTGTAATGAATTCATCTGGTAATTTAGAAGATTTTTTTAAAGTTGCAACTAGCACATGACCAGCAAACATTACTTATAGAATGAATACCACCTTTTGCTAAAGGTATTATATGATCTAAATGAATCTGTTTAAGTAATTCATAGTTTAAAGGATTATTACACCATTTACAGTTATAATTTTGTTCTTTAGCTAAGAGCTAATTTTTCTTTATTTCTTTCACGGTATTCTTTATCTTGAATACGTTTACAATCTTTACATATATTACCTAACCCGTCAGGAGATCGACTTTGTTTATGAAAATTATTTACACTAAGACTATTTTTACACTTATAACATATTTTTGCTGTCATTATAAACCCTTTAGGTTATTATACTATAATTACATCGAGAACTATAAACAACTACTTAGAAAATACGTAGCTTGCACCCGCAGTAGGGCTAATTTATACAATGCTAGACACTTAAAGCTATAAGGAATTATTATGCTATGTTATATTTACTGTTTAGCTGATAAAAACTATAAATCATTTTACTTCGGAAACGGAAATGCTAATACAACTACATGGAAAAATATAAATACTGCAATGTTTAAACCAACTTTTATGAATGTGTTTAAAGCTAAACGTTTAATTAAAGAACTACAAATGATGGACATAGAAAATGGAGAAGGTAATAAATACATTTATTCAATATTACCTGTTTTAACCTTTACAAGGAGTGATAATGCAAAAATTTGTACTAAAATTAACTGATCTTACTGAAATTACTAATGATTCCTATATCATTATAGTTAATATTATTGAAAATCATAAATGTATAGATAAACAGCTATCATGGACTACTAACATAAACCAAGCTACTCAATTTACTAACATATTTGAACTAGTAAAAATAAAAGAAAACTTCCTAATTGGAGACAAAGCGCAAAGTATTACTCCTCGTTGGAATTACGAAATAATACAAGTAGAAGATTAAGCTTTTATTAGCTATACTTCTACCCCAATTTAATAAAAGGAGCGTTATGAAATCACAACATAAAGATACGCTAACAATAACTAAAAACTACTTAACTAAACGAGGAGCATTTACTCCAACTATTCACGAAGTAGTTAATGTCACATCACAAACAATTAGTGGAGATATTCCAGAACATCTTAAACTATCAATTACATTATCTGAGCTAGTTACCCTTACATCACATTTACGCAAGAATATTAAACTATCAGATGGCACATTAGTACCATGTAATGCTATTTCTATTGCCCTTGCAGCTAGCGGTGTAAGTAAAGACTCATCAATGAATAAAGTACGCAGAGCACTTCAACCAGCATACGAAGTCATTGACCAACGACGCAAACAACTAGCACGTCAAGCAGCAGAACAAACAGCACTAGATAACGGTGAGTCTTCTGAAGAGTGGTTAAACTATTATGAATCACCACCAGCATTACAGGTAGGATTAGGAACTCCAGAAGGTATGGTAAAACATTTCGCTATGCTAGAAGAAAGTCCACTAGGAGCAGCATCTATTAACTCCTCTGAAGTAGGTTCTGAAATGCAAACCAACCAATCTTTCTTAGACATAGTAAAAACCATAGCCATAGGTTATGACCTAGGTAAGGTACCAATCAAAGTAGTCAAAGCAGCAGAGAACCGTGTAGGTGCTATTGAGCATTTACCAATCAACGCTCTAATGTTTGGATCAGAAGATGCAATCCTATATGACAACTTCATAAAAGCCAAATTTCGTTTAATGTTCAATACTCAGCTAGCTCGTCGTTCATTATTTAGCTTTTCTAAACAACGCCCAGTACCACGTGTGTATAAATCAGAAAAAGAACTACTAAAGTACCACGAACTACAGCGTACAAACAGCAAAACAGCTAAATCAAATATAGAGAACTACTTAGTAGAAATGGTAGGATACACTACTACAACACCATTAACTCTATCTAAAGAAGCACAAGCAGCATTCGACATGTACCTTGAATACAACGATAACTTATCACATAACATTAGCCCTCAACTGCCTATCACTAAGCTATCTCGTAAGCATAAGCAGTGGTTAGCACTCAAACTATCAGGTAACTACGCCATCCTTGACGGTGAAGAAGAAATAAGTGAGGAGAACTACATCTTAGCTATTAATACAGTAGAAGAGTTAGCTCCTGATCTTGAAGCGTTTGAGAAAGAACTTAACAAGGAACTTTATGAACAATTTGTTGACTACTGCCGATTACATATTGGTAATGACGATAAGCTTAGTCTATCTATACATGAACTTAAAAAACTAGGTTATTTACCAGCTACTAGCAACTACCAAGCTAAACTTGACGAGTTACTTACATTAACTTCATCTTATGACGCTGAAGGCATTTATACTCGTTGTGATGACGGAGTATGCTATGAACCAATAGTTAAAGATTCTGAGTGTGGACTATCTTTATTGTCATTCACTAAGCATGAAGCAGAATCCCCAGCAGAATTCAAACAACGTATGGCTAAATCCTGCAGCTTAGGTTACGAATTTTATGAGTCTAGTTTCGAAGATTTAGCTGATGTACTATCGCAATATGCAGCTTATTCACCGTTTATGTTTAAAGGTGGTAAACGTAATAAAGATAACCTAGTAGGCAAAACCAAATGGATAGTCTTGGATGTAGATAACTCAGATATTACTTATGAAGAGTGTCATCTATTATTATCAGACTATAACCATCACATAGCAACTACTAGTGATGCAACTAATGTATTCAAGTTCCGTGTATTACTCGAACTAGATAGTTTAGTTGATGTATCTTCAGAAAACTGGAAATACTTTATTGAATCAATATCAAAAGAACTAGGTGTTAATTCTGATTTACTACCAAAAGCTCAAATATACTTTGCTTACGGTTCAGATAACGTACTATCAGTAACGGATGCAGAACCTATTGAAGCTAAACAACATGTAATCAATGCGTCTAACCACGTTAAACCAGAACAACCATCTAAGCTATCAGCTAAGGCTAAATCAGCAGCGTTAGCAGACCCTAGAGAAACCTTCGATTATGCATTTGAACACCCTACATACACAGGACTATCAAATAAACTAATCAGAGCAGCATACCACGCTAGAGACCTAGGTGCATCTAACGAAGAAATAGAAGCTCTTATAGAAGAAATCAATAACTACAAAGTATTGCCTCTAGAACGGACTAGACTAGAACAAACAATATTATCACAAATACGACGTTGGAAGGAAAAATAATGATATACCAAAAAGAATGTAATACAACTATTAACTGTTGGAGTAAAGATAACTTTTTCGATAAGAGAAAGAAAACAATGGATTCCAGTATTAAATTTAATTATAATAGGTTTATTGGCACTAAGAATTCTACGACTAATCAACTTATTGAACTAATAGTAGATTCTAAAACTTATTATATACCAATATACGAATTAGAGTCTGCTATTAAATTGTTAAAAAATATACATGAAGCATAAAGGATAACTAATGACTGAAGAAGAACACACATTAGCTATGCAGTATGCATATGCTTTAGGAGCTAAACGCAAAATAATTGAATTTAACCATATGCTTACTAATGAGGATATCATTGATATAATAAACGCATTAATCACATTTGAGAATTCTCATTTAGTGGCTAAAGGTTTCAAAGATTCACAAGTAGCTTATGCACTAATGCAAGAACTGCAAGCACAACAACCTTAATAAACATTGGCACTACATTTCTAATTAGTGCTACTTTAGTTTTTATTTCAGATGTTAGAGGACTGTAAACTAGTCAGAGTCGACACTGACAGTTGCGTTACTTTATCAAATTTATCACAGCAAGTGTACATAGCTGAAACGACAGTTTTGCATGATATTGATAAATGTAAGCTTACTTCGCTCAGTTTAGAACTGAGAGATAATGTATTATGTTACATACATCTGACCACTGAAATAAAAATTAATTAAAGGAAATAAATGGATAACATACTAAAAACTGAATGGAGACCTGGATATGTATGTAGTGAATGTCGTAATATAGATAGTTTTGATAGTGCTTACCTAACATGCAAATGTTGTGGTTCTAGCCACGGTAAATTTAAAGCAGTACGTGACATATATAAGATAAAAACATTTCTAAAGTTTATAAAAATACATACACACATACAAACGGAGATTAAGCAGTAATGAACTGGATATACAACAATAAAGAAATTACATTTATAACTCAATTACCAACTAATGCGTATGGTTTCGTATACATGTTAGTTTACGATACAAATAAAGCTTATATAGGCAAAAAAGATCTGTACTCATACCGAACACTACCTGCACTTAAAAATGGCTCTCAACGTCCTAATTCTGAACGTATAGGTAAAAACAAAAACGGTAAGCGAGTTTACTTCGATAAAGTACGTAAAGAAAGTAATTGGAAAACATATACTAGTTCATCCAAGGACATACCATCAGAAGCTAAAATAGTAAAAAAACAAATTCTAGCTATAGCTTATGATAAACGTGAATTAACATATTTAGAGACTAAACATCTATTCTGTTATGAAACCATGGAATCATCTGACTTCTATAATCGTAACATTAACGGACGTTGGTTTAAACCGAAGGAGTTATACTAATGAACACTAACCTAATAACTAAAAACGTAGTGAAAAGGAAATCTGGTAACACAACTATTACAGTTAAGGTTACTGAGGAATTTAAACACAAATGGGATAAATGGGCATTTGATAATAATATAAATAAGTCTAAAACATTACAAGCAGTGTTGCAAAACATAATGGAGAACTACGATGAAACAAATTAAAGTAGATGATATAGTATACTATGGAAATGACTTTAGTAGTGTAGTAAAAGCTAAAGTATTACAATTATTTACAGATCGCACACATACAGGGAAACCTTACCCAGTAGCTTTAGTAGTAGCTACTGAAGGTAAAGCAGTTAGACATCTTATAGTAGATACACAGTATTTAACTACTGATAGTACTGAATACGATAAACAGTATAAACGTGATAAAATACTATATAAAATAAATCAATTACAAGAGGAACTTAACCAATTATGAATATTTTTAAAATAGCATATATGCCATCAATTAATGATAGCGTAGTGAAGTACGTAAAAGAAAATTGTGAACCTAGTATGATTGACTTAAGCGGTGAAACTGGCCAATACAGCATAGATGATGTAATAGAAGCTTATGAAGACTTACATATAGATGACAGCATACTAAACGAATTACGTAAAGAAAATATTGATTATGTGGAGATTTAGTTATGCAATCATGTAAATCACAATACGATTATGAACAATTAGTTACCAATTATATTGAAGCTAATACAGTACAAAAATATAAAGAAGGTGAAGTTTTAATTAATGGGCGTTATAAAGAAACGGCTCAAGGTAGACTTAGTTTTGATGGACCTTATCTAGTTAGTTACAATACAAAGGTAGCTAAATTTGTACATACAAAGAAAGCTACGTATATTCTTATAGATGAGTATAAGTATTCTACCACAACAAGTAAACAGCTACGTATTTTACGAGATAACTTACCTAATAATGTACATAAGATAAACACTTCAGATATAGACAATTCTTTTAATGCTATAAAAGATTATTATTTTGCACGTATTACAGATACCTATAAATACTGTGAAAAAGCACGTGTAAGTAAACCATTACAAGCTGCTATAGAAACTTATAAATCTATTATCCGATCCATTCTACCTGAATTACATTATAAGACCAGAGAGGCTACTTTACGTAAGCTTAATGGATTACCTAATATACCAGATAAATTAGATAAATTCACTAGACCTATTTTACTTTCTGTACTTAAAAATAAAGGACTGCTAGATGTTAAATAAATACGAACTCACTATTGAAGAAATTGAAGAACTATACGACTACTTATTCACTCAGAAAGAACAATTTGTACATAAAGCAGATCCTAATAAGCCACCAAAACTAAACTATGTAGAAAAAGTACTAGATTCAAGTGAAGAGTATGTTCATGCATTAATTTTATTTAGAAATAGCTACTCTACTTATGAAGAAGCTTACGATAAGCTAGATGATTACAGTATCTATGACAGTGAACAATCACGAGATGAAGCCTTTGAACAGACAATACAAGAACAAGCTGAATTTTTAGTTGAAGATGCTCTAGTAGATGGTCTTAAAAGTTGGTTAGCCTACTACATAGACATAGACGAAGTAGCTAATGATATGACTGCTAACAGGTCTTACGCTGAAGTACTATCTTCATATGAAGAGGAAGTTGAAGCTACTGTGGATGGTATAACCTATTACTTGTACAGATGTTAATTTAACCCGGTGCAAAAACTAAGCTGGTCAACATACCACACTACAGAAAGCCTCACCACCTGGCCGAGATACTTCGTATCAATTCGGCTGGCGGTGCTTCGTTTTCTTTGTGTACTCCTTACTTTACTCTCCTCTTATTTTTTCTTGAGTGCAGGGTTCTGCGGTTGCCGTAAGGCAAAGGAGCAGGTTCCTAAGCGAAAGTAGACAAACCGAAGGTTTGGATATAGTTACAGCCTAGCGCAGCCTTTAGTTACTTCTTTTCTTACTTCTTTAACTACTTATTAATTATATATATATATATGATAATTGATAAAATTAGCAGAAAGTGCCTAAATTTGGCGTTTTCCGGTAATTAACACTAGTTAAATATATAGAAAAGTACTAAAGAAATAGTTAAATTTAAGGAAGAATACGGTATAATTACTTATATTTAATAGCTCCAACTGTTAAATGTAATAACCGTATAAAGGAAAGTCATGAGTAATTATACACAAAATTACCTTAAAGTAGTAACTAAAGGTTATAAGCCAAACAATAGTTATCCGATAGATGGTGTTAAACCAGTAAAATATGTTAGAGGGGAATATATGTTATCACAAGAATTTAAACGAAACATAGTAAAAAACTTAGGTGCAGATGCTTATATTTTATATGAGTATTTTTATGATACTACTAGAGCTAATGGTAGGATGATACCAACAGATGATGAAGGTATAGGTAATATTTTTGGGTGGTCAAAATCTAAAGTGACTAGATTAAAGAGTCAGCTAAAAAAAGCTAACTATTTACTTATTATAAAAGAATCAACTACTAAAGGTACAATTTTATATAAAGTCTTATTAAATCCTAGCATTATAACACAGTATAGAAGTACTGGAGAATTGCCTGATGAAATAGAAGTAATAGGTAAAGAAGAACGTGGAACCAACTAACAGCAAAGGAGTAACTATGAGTACAATTCACGTTAATTATGAAATAGCATCTACTAGCTATACAATAGGTAAAATACTTCGTAAACTTGAATCTATACCGTTGTTAGCTTTTGATACAGAAGCTCAATCTGTGTACACTAAAGAAGAACGCACTAAAGCTGCAAAATTAGTCGAACAGTGGAAAAAAGATAAAGCAGCTGAAGCAAAATATTCACGTACAGACCAAAAACTAATCAGACAAATTGGTAAATCATCTGGACTATCATACCCAGCACTCACTAAAGTAACTCATTTTATATTTGGGGTATCAGAAGATTTTAGCTACATCATAATTAGCTATAACTTAGAAACTGAACTACGTGTATGGAATTGGTTAACAAACTACCAAGGACACGTAGTAGTTCATAACGCTTTATTTGATTTTAAAATTATGTATCATAGAATAAATCAACTATCTAAATCATATGATGATACACAAATCATGGCACGTGTACAAACTAA